ATCCGGTCAGTAGCATCACGTACCTTCTCCATACTCTGCGCATAAGTTTCGCCGATGTCATATCGCTCGTAGATTTTGCGCAGCCCCTCGGCGGTCATCTCCTGCATATCTTCAAGGCTTATCATCGCATCTTGCGACTTGCTGATGGTCTTGTCTATCTCATCTTGCAGCGTCCTGATGTCTTTGATGATCCCTTCTTCAATGCCGCTCCTTGAGGCAAAAGTCTCTGTGATGTAGCCTTTCAATTTTTCAACATCGCCGCCAGTCGCCTTTACCATTTCACCCAGGGAATCAAAGAGCGAAAGCAATTCCTTCGGATAGCCGGACATGCCGCTCACAAGACCCGTTATTACCCGCTGGTATGCCTTGCCTGCCTCTTCCATCGAAGGAAAGAGGTCTTTTGTCGCGGCGAAAACTTTATTGATGTCGTCGAGGACCTTGGCGAATTTCTCGCTTTCCGGCGTCCCGGCCTCCATTGCCTTCGTCCATGTGCTCCAGTCGAGCTTGGAAAATTTATCGTAGAGGGCTTCTATCTCAGGAGTTAATTTGGCCGCATTGAAACGCGCCTCTTCGAGTTTTTTGCCGATACCTCCCAGGAGGTCAATGTATTCGCTCGGTACTACCCGGCTGAAAAGACCTTGTACGGCCTTCTGGTATTCATCGGCGGCCTGCTTCGAGTTGGAGAAAGTACCACGCAGTTTGCCGAATACCTCGTTAACGCGTGTTAAAGAAGAATGAAACCGCTCCGAATCGCTCAATCCCGCCTCAACGTAACGCGCCCATTCTTTCTGGAGGTCTGCTATTTCTTTGCCCGCATCTTCCGCTGCTTTATCGATTGCCTGGAAGTTATACTTGTGCGCTCCTACCGCTTTCGCCCCGCTTTCAAGCGCATTGGAAACTTTGTTGTTGTATTTTACGATTGCATCGCCGAGTCCTTCTGTCAGTATTCCGTAATTCTCTTTCGTGAGTTCGGCGACTTTCTTTGCGCTGTTGATGGCCTCATTCACTGCTGTTTTTGCCACTTCCGGCTGGATATTGATTAATGCACCAAGGGCAAGCACGGCATTGCCAAATACTTTCACGAGTTCAATTCCCGTTGCCAGGATATTGCCCACGACCTTACTCACCGGTTCCAATATTGCCAATATCCCGCCCCAGCCATAAGCAATCATGCCGGTTAGATCCACGAGGGGCGAAAGAATCGGCCGCAAACCTGAAATGATATTCCACACGGAAGTAGCGACGTTTTTCACGGATTCCCATGCGATTACGATCCCCGCCGCTATCGTATCTTTGTTTTCCTGTAAACCGGCATCCATCGATTTTATCAGGTTGATGATGTCGGCATAGACTACTTGCATCCCCGCGCGTAACGTCTGAGTGACGGTCGTATCGATAGTCGATTTGACTGCCATCCATTGATTTTCAAGCATCGAGGTCGCCGAATTGAAACCGGCCAGTGCTTCTCCAAGATGCTCTAATACCGTGCCCTCTTCCCGCCACATGTCAAGCTGTGTTTTTATTTCCGGGTTTATGGCCAGTAATGTCTGGAGCAGCATCGAATTGGCGATATTTCCGCCCCCCATCAATCCGCGAATCTCCTGATTTATCTGGAGCATTATAGCCTGCCCTTGCGTCATCAGGGGGATAGTATTGGAGAGCGTCATGAAGCCTTCTATCTGCTTCTGGTTTGTGGCATCGAGGAAAACGCCCGCGCGGGCGAAAGCATTTGCAAGGGCTATTGTTTCGCTTCCCGACAGGAGAGTCCGGGCCGCTATCCTTTCCAGGATAGGCACCATCTCGGTGGAATACCGTACCGCCTCCTTCCACCTATCAGCCAGCTTCATGTTGTCATGGGCCTTGGTAAACGTCAGAACGAGAGCGGAAAGAGAGGCAATGGAAGTATTGTACTGTTCGACCGCATCAAAACCCTTGCGGAAAAGGCTGTTTATTTCAGACATCGCCCGCATTAAGGTTTGGTATGCAATACCGCTTGCAGCGATAGCCCCGGCAAGTTTCGTGTAAGATAGTTTCAATGCCTCGGACGCTGAAGTCGCTTGCTTCGTGGCTGACGCAGCCCCCCGCGCCTGTCCGCTGAAGTCATTCAGGCTTTTTGTGGCCGCTACAACCTGAGAAGAATCAACCTTTATGCCTAATGAAGCGAGGTCGGTCATTTTTTCATTGCCTCTGCCATGTAAACCCTGTCTATTTCTTTCAACACTTCAACTTCCCATGCCGTCAGTTCTATCTTCATCAATTCGCCCCACGCCTTTATGTCGAGGAAGGTTATAGGAGCGGGGCCAAAAGCTCCATACTGCCGACCATTCGATAATTCACAAAACCAAAACCACAGATACGCGAATGGTTCGGGAAGTTCAGCGGCTTCGAGAAGAGCAGGCGATTTACCTGTCTGGTCTCGGATTTTTTCGAGATGCAGACGAAGAGGGGAGCCATCGGCCTGTGGCTTTCCGAGTTTCGCTTCGTTTTCGGCGTAGTTGATGAGTTTGTTTCTTAAATCCTCATAAAATTTGCGCGATCACCGATAGCGGCATCTATCTGTTCCCGTATCCACGGAAACCTCGTATAGAGCATTTTTGCATTGTCTTTGCTGAAAGGAATTTCCTTGCCGTCAACTACCACGCCGGACCACCCTACAGTGCAGGCGGCGAGTATTTCAATCGTGTTCTGTTCGAGTTCTTCCGGTGTAATTGCAGGTTGCCGGAATCCGCCACGGTTAAACCGCTCTGTCCGCCGCTTAATTTGCGCATTGCTTACCTTGCGAAATTCATCAGAATCCCGACCGAGGACCCGAATTACAATACCAAGGCCGACGTTTGTCGCCGGATGGTAAAGCTCGACATCGAAACCTTCATTCGAGATTTTTGTGGTATCGAGTTCCGATAAATCAAATGCCGATTTTTTCTCTTCCATCTTTATTTCTCTCCTTTCATTTTCTGAGAGGGACGCGGCCTTGCCGTGCCCTCTCTTGTTGGGTTTCATCAGCTTACCTTGCTGTCCTGGATGCTGATGGTGGTTGCAAGGCTATTGACCGTGCAGGTAGAGCCGTCATCACCGGCCGCATTGAATTTCGCCTGGAAAGAAACCGTCTGGACTATCTCCTGGTCTCCATCTTTTGTGGCAGTTGTCAAGACGCAGGCCGGTAAAGTGAAAGCGACAAAATCAGCATCTGCTTCATTACTGAGAGGAAGGACAGCATAAATCGCCGCATCGGTCTCATTTCGGAACATGTCCCGAATGGTTTCATTCTCAAAATATACTGAAAGAGAACCGCTCACTTCAAGGACTCCATCGCTGATTCCTGGCTTTGTGACGGAACTGATAACAGCGGGCAAGGTCTTGTTATTGCCGGTAATATCAACGTTGAAAGACGTTGCCACTGTCTGTACAGTCCCGGAAAGGATGATAATGGCCTTCGCTGCGAGGCATTGCTCGGTAGTTGTGATGGCTGTTGGTGCGGAAAAGTAAGGGGATGTTGAGGTTGTCAGCATGTTGACATTCAATCCGAGGATGTCGAAATCAATCGTCGGGATCCCCGTTGCCGCCACCTTTACCGACATTTTAGACGGTTTGCAGTCATAGAACACTTCGGAAAGGTCGAGGTCGGAGTAATAATGCTCGATAGTCCACCAATCTTCGGTGTGGCCGGATGCGGGCACCCAGCATTTCTTACCGACGACGGCGCATGATACGGAGTCACCGGATGCGTCATCCACAACCGGATTGCCGTCGAGACACAAAACTGTCATAACCGTATCGGTCAAATCAGTAATCAACATATTGTGGTTGTTGTTGGCAGTCGCATTACCACCAGTAAACCCGGTCCATCTAACCACATCGCCAACCTTGAACTTTCCAGTAGTGATGAAACTTCCCAACGTGGTCGTGAATGTCCCGGCTGCTCCTGTGGTCGAATCTGCCACAACGTCCTTCAAACTCGTTACGCTTCCACCAGTCGCCCATGCTTTACGCAATATAGATGCGGTAAAGTCTTTGTAGGTAAGCGGCGATAGTTCGCCATACATTGTCCCATTACATTCGCGGGGGCCAAGGTTGACATCACCGACCTGTCGGTCAGGTCTATGCTCTGCTGATTTGTAATTCTCCCTCTCTTCCCCCTGATTGAATTTGAGAAAGCGGAGCTTTTGGGAAGTGCCTCCAGCAGTGGCTACCGTCCCCTGCGCCGACTGCTTGCCAATGATTACCTGCTTGTTGATTGCATTTGCGATTGCCATTTTTCTATCTCCTTATGATATTTTTTCCTAAGTTAATTCGCCTGCCGTCCATCTTATTTTGACAGGCACCATCCATCTATCACCATCAACGCTTCCCTGCCCTACTTCGGGAGTGTTGGTTATGTTAACTTTCGTCGTCCCGGATGTCAGCGTCGTCCCTCTGGAGAAGGCGGAACGAATTGAGCTTGCCATTAATTCGGCTGCATTTGCCCCATTCCCGACCGGATAGAAAAGATTGATGTGGAAAATTCCCCGCTCGCGGAAAAAGCTGTCTCCGATAGTTGCATTATCCGGCTCGGCACGCAGAATATAGCAGGCCTGATATGCGGTGCCCGGCGTCGGCGTAAACTGCACGTTTTCCCATGCTATAGACGGTGCGCCTGCAATGCTGTTAAGCCTGCTTTCAAGTGCGATTCTGATGGCTGAAAGACTCATCTCAATTCTGCCAAGGCCTGCTCGATGTAAGTCCTAAATTCCGTTACCGTAAGGCCAACAACGCCTTTGGGGGCCTGTTTTGTCGAATGGCCATTCTCTATTGGCCACGCATAAGGAAGGTTGTTGACGAGGTAAAAGATATTGCCTGCGGCTTCTTTCGGAATACCGGTCGTTATCTTTCTCAACGTCCTTTCACCTCCAGCATCAGTTTCCTGTATTTCTCCCTTTGGAGCCTCATTTACCCCAAGCTGCCAATTTGCGCGAAATGTGCCGCCGACATATCCGGGCGGGGCCGGGTGCATCCAGAGCGAGGGATTACCGACCGGGGAACGCTCCATAATCGACCGCGCCATGCTGATAACAGTCGCCCGCACTACCTTGTCGGCATTGCCTTTCACCTTCTCACAAAATGCGTTGATGTCGAGCTCAAAACTCATTTATGCCCTCAGATTACATTCATACATACAGACAACACCGGCGGGGCTTTCTATGTTTATCGGTTCGACAATTGAATACGTCGTGCCTGCTTCATCCGTCACGGTATCGCCTATTTTGGGGGCGGTTAATGCTGCACCATCCTTATTAAATGGCGAGAGG